CTCTAATGGAAAAGTTGCTCCTTTTCCTGACTCAACATCTGCTAACGCTTTTGCCTTGGACTCAAGCAATTGCATCTTAGCTTTTCTGTATTCAGCTTCTTTGGCGTCATTAGCTTTAGATTGAGGGCTGGTTCGAATACCCATATTCGCATTTAATTGCTTTCCTAAACGATCGTAATACTCTGGCCGCTCCATCATATCTGCCATTGTCGCAGCAGAATTGATCGTTCCGATAAGTTCTTTTGGTGTGAAAGTTAGAACAGGATCATCGCTTTGTGATGTTCTGCCTTTAGTCATGGGTTTGACTTCTTTAGAGCCATTTTCATATGTAACTTCTAAAGCCAATGCAACACGGCCTTCTTTATCTTCAACAGGCACAAAACCAGCGAAATTAACATCTGCGATTTTTGCACCGACTAACTTATCAAAATGCCCAACAGATGAATTAATTTTCTCTTTGAAAACGTTATTGAATAACTTGATTGAGTCGGGTTCGTTTACTTTAGAAAGCTGGCCCGTTTTGATTGCTTCTCCCATAACACTGTGTAGTTGCTTAACGCTTTCACGTAAAGCGGGATCTGTATATCGTCTTGGATCTTTCGTTGGATTTCGCTTAAATACTTCTTCTAATGCTTCTGGTACTTTCCCGTATTCACGAAAAGCTTGCCAACCTAGCGCTATATCACCTTGATCTTTTTTCCAAGTATCTTGTTGAGTTTGGTAATTTTGCTGCCATGTAGTTTCAGCTGCACGCTGTTCTAGGGATTTATTACGATAGTCATTCATTGACCTAAGCGTTGCATTTCGATGTTGGTTGTTTTGTTCAGCTTGTTGTTTTCTAAATGCCACATCTTCTGCACGCTCTGCTTTTCTTTGTTTGTCTAAATCAGCACGTCTCATCTGTTCTTTCTGATAGCGTTCCTCATTTCGCTTATCTAAATCACTTAAACGCTGTTCATTGAATTGACGCGACTGATGGCGTTCCATCATATTAAAGCCCTTTAACGCGCCATCTACGAATGCACCTGCCATAACTCCCCCTTATAAAGAACCTGCTGCAAAACCAATTACAGCACCAATTGCAGTGCCCCAGCCTGGCATTATCTGTGTGCCAATCATTGCACCGGTAGCCGTGCCGCTCATTTGCGAATTTTTTTGCGCCTGATCAGCTTGGTCATTTGCCATTTCTCGGTTTTGCTCCATATCTGAGAGCGTTTTGAGTGACTGAGTTGATTTGGCCTTAGTGCTTTGGCCTGCGTTCATAATTGAATAAGACATTAGACGTTTCCTATATCAGCAAGCGTGCTTGTAGCACCACCTTGACCGGTTAGTATTTTGTTTTGCAGATCATCAACAGAACTGCGCGTTTCATTATTCACAGATGCCGTTGTGAGGCTTTTGAGCAAGTTGTTATTGTTATTATCTTGCTTGCTGTTTGCAGCGTTAACACCAAAGCGTGCTAGCTGCCGATCTTTGCTTTCTTTAGCAATCTTGAAGTTGCTATCAATGTTCTGCTGATTTCGTTCAAGCTGTTCTGTTAATAGCGAATCATCCGTTGCTAACGAAAATAATTTTTCTTGCACAGGAAGATAACGCTTTTTGTAATCTTCGAATTGTTGGCGAGTTAAATCTGCTAACGCATCTTGATAGCGTCCTGTTCGAATTTGCCCTGAATCAACTGAATAAAGATCGAATGGGTCATCTGTTGTTGCTGGTGTGTCTGCCATGATTTATTACCCTAAGTTAAAATTCAAACTACACCCATGTTAGGTGTACCTAGTTGCCGAGGTTTGCCCAGTTTCAAAGGCATTGTCATAATTTAAGTTAGTATTGTTTGTAGCGTTATAGGTGATTGTGTTGGCATTGTTTGCGTCTACAGCGGGCTGATTCTTGTAATAACTAGCCCCTGCACCAGCTATTGCGCCAGCTGCACCAAGTAAGTTGTCGCTTTGTTGTTGTGAGATGTTTGCATCATTGAAGGCTTTACGCTGTGAGCTTTGTGCAATGTCCGTTAGAGTAGCCGTTGCTTCTTGAGATTGTCCTTGGCCCATAGCCATTACATTACTCATTTTGTCTATATAGCGTTCTTGTCCTGCTACCTGTGACCGTGCTGTGGTGTCACTCGATACAACTGATTGCTTGTCGCTTAAGTCGCTTAACGTGCCTTTAAATTTACCTGAATTTGGATTAACACCACTTGCAGCTAAATTCGTGGCGGTGTTTGTTCTTGCATTAGTGAATGCTTTTTGGCTACCAAGGTTTGCACTTTCAGCAATGTCTGAATAAACACTTTCATCGTTCGCTTCTTTAGCGTCATCTATAACCATGTTTTCAAATGGGACTATGCTATCTTGGTAATAGGCCCATTCTTCTGCATAGACTTTTGCGAGTTCTTTCTCGTATTCAGTCTCTTTAATATCCCCGCCTGATTTACTCATGCTTTACAAACCTCTAAAAAATGCCGCCAGACAACTAAACTGTCACGCACACAAAATCGCCGCCAACCATAAGCCGGTGCAACTTTATTAAAACCTTTACGTGCTGTTGAAAACTCTATGAAGGATGCCCGGCCACACTTGGCAAGGCGAATGATGTGATAGAGATACCGGTTGATTGCATCGCCCCCATGACAGGAAGCAACACACACTTGGATATACTCATGTTTCATTTGTGAACGCGGCCTCAAAACAACAAAGCCATCGGGCGCTACAAACAAAAAAGCCCACTCATTTGAGCAGGCTTTATCTATTTCATTGAACAAGTTGGGTTCGTTCGCCGTGTTACCTATTCGCGTTATTGGCTCTTTAAGCCGGTCACGGTGGTTGGCCCATGACACACACTGCAGATACGATTTGTCCATTATGTAAAAATACTAACCTATATTGGGGGGTTTTGCCATTAACTAATGGTTGAGCCATCTTTGAATGTTTGGCAAACGATATTTTGCCCGGGGGCTGAAATACTATGAGTACCGCCTACTGACGTTTTTTTAATTTTTAACGTCACCGTAACACTGGTGTATGCTGGAATAATTGCGGCTAATGTTCTTGTTACTACTGTCTCAGTGCCTGGCTCATCAGAAAACTCATGCCTGTAAACATCCCTAGCGGTCGTAAAACCTGACACGAATAGCATGACATCAACCGAAGGCGCGTCATAATACTCATGGTAGGCTTTCACCTGAATACCACTTACAGTGACGCTTCTAGCAAAAGGAAGGCTCGATATATAAAAATTAATTACCGTGTATTCACTGTTCGTAGAGTTTGCATTTACGTTTGAAGAGGTTTTTACCTTTAAGTCGGTTACATCACCTTCAATATTCGCGGCATAAACGGTACCAAAAAAGCTCGCATTATTACCAAATAAGGTGTTGATATATGCCTGATCAATTTGTGCACTCCCAATAGCCCCATTAGCTATGTATGTCGTTACATTTGAGCTAAGTATCTTATCAAGACCTGCAAAGCGTCCAGAATCAGGAATATCATTTAAGTAAGGCTTGTTCTGTTCGTCGTATGATTTCTGCCACGATGACCAAGATGTGCCAGAAACTGACGTTCTTCTATATGTGCCATAATCACCGTAAAAAACTTGTGTTATTTTTCCACCTGACGAGTCACGCCAACCGACAGTAGTTACCAATGTACCGAATGAACCCGCACCAGGTGCACCTATTGCAGTTCGAGACTTGAACTCTGTGAACGTCCCTTGGCCTTTATAATTCCAATATGTATCAGGTGAATCATTAGAATTACGGGTGTCACTAATCGCGGTGCCTAACGCCACGTTATTTGATGTTTTATCAGCACCACTTTCAGGCTTTCCACTTCCTGTTACTGAATCCCAAGCGATACCACCTGAACTAAGCATGACATTGCCGTTGTAGTCTTTGATAGTGACAGATTCAAGTGTAGCGCTTTTGGCTAGCATATTTCCGTTAGGGTCAATTGAGAAGTTGCCACTGCGAGCGCCATTGCTACGATTATAATTTATAGATGGTGCACTAAATGAAGAACCTACGATTACTCTGTTAGCAAGCAAGTCATCTGTTACTAAGCTTTTAATATACGCGTCATCTATTACTGCGTTATTAATCACTGTTTTATTACCAGACACAGCAAAGAATGGTGTGCTGCTATTAGGGTCTTGATTGGTTATAACTGCAAACTTAGCAGCTTTTACAACAAATAAAGGTTCTGAACCATCATTTACAAGACCAACGCTAGCACTTATTCCATTTACTGTCGTTTTAACTCCCCATAGTGCGCTAAATACACCTTGGTTGTTTGCTACAGTTTGACTAACTGACTCAAGCTCTGCGCTTACACCATTAATCTCTGATGAAAGTGTTTGCTTTGCTTGTGAAATTGCACTGTTCGTTGCAGCTTTTGTGTAATAGTCGTTATAGAGTGATGAATATACTGAGCCAAGTTGCGACTCAAGCGCCTGTTGGGATTGGCTTATAGCTTGGTCCGTTGTCGCTTTCGTGTAGTAATTCAAATATAGGTTGCTAGAAACATTGTTGATCTGTGAACTTAAGATACTTTCCCTTTGTGCAATTGCTTGGTCTACTTGTGCTTCAGTGTAATAGTTCTCAAAAATGATAGACTCAACATCGTTTATCTTCGAACTTAACAGTGTTTGTGTTTGTGCTATCGCGAGGTCTATTTGTGCTTCAGTATAAAAGTTCTGTTCTAAATTAGACTCTACATCACCAATACGTGAACTTAATGTTGTTTGGGCTTGGGCTATAGCAGAATTGGCATCAACTTTAGTAATGAAATTTTCTTGTAAATATGCACCAATGCTATTCCCTTCTGGATCTTCTATTTCGCTTTTCAATGCCGTAGTAGCTGATGAAATAGCCTCGTCAGCATTTGCTTTTGTATAGAAGTTCTCTACTAAATCAGCGCGTACATTTCCAACCTCACTGCTCAGTTTAGTAAGCTCGTTGCTAGTAGATAGCTTCTCTTCTGCGACTGTTGATTTTATGCTTTGAAGTTCGCTTTGACTTTCACCTACTGATGAAATTAAAGCCCCTATTACTTCAGTTGCTGATTTCTGCTCACTTGCAATAACATTCTGAGTATCAATGATTTCAGCTTCAACCAGCCTATTTCTGTCTTGCGCAATATCATTTGCTAAAGCATTTTCAATAATCGACTCCGCACTGATTTCAAACTCAGCACGTAACACTGACGTTGTATTTGCAATCGCTTCCTGTGAACCTGTTTTAGTTTGAAATTGGTCAAATAGCTCAGCAATTGTGCCGCCACTTTCAGGATCTTCAAACTCACTTATAATTGACGTGACAGCGCTGCTTATTGCTTCATCTGCAGCTGTTTTAGTATAAAAGTTTTGGTAAATATCGGCTGCTAAGCTAGTGCCGTTAGGATCTTCAAGAGTCGCTCTCAGTTGAGTTGTTGCTACGGTTATTGCTTCATCCATTTCAACCGTTGTCGAATAGTCATTGTGAAGCGTTGCACCTAGGCTGCTCCCCTCAATATTCTCGATTGATGATTTTAATAGAAGATCTGCCTGACTATACGCAGCATCTGTTTCGGCTTTTGTATAATAGTTTTCATCTATGCCTGTTGTTACTGCAAGTAAGTCATTATCTACTGCCGCTCTTAACGAGTTTACTTGGTCACTTATTGCCGTATCAGCTTGAGTAACTGTGTATACGTTGGTGTAAATATCAGCACTAGCTTGATCAATGCTTGCTTGCAGCTGCGTTGAGGCTTCGCTTATCGCGCTTTGCATATCTACCGTAGTTGAATAATTATTGAAAAGCGCTGCGCCTAAGCTTGTCCCATTTGGATCTTCAATCAGAGTTTGAAGCGTGTTAATTGAATTCGCAATTGCACTATCAGAATCGGCTTTTGTGTAATGGTTATTTTGCAATTCAGCATTTAAGTTGCCTAGTTCGGAATTTACTGAACTTGCCAATACACTAACAGCGTTAGTAATCGCCTGATCTGTCTCGGTTTGTGTATAGAAGTTTTCATAAATATCAGCGCTCACGCCATCCATATATGATTGTAACTGGCTAGATGATTGACTTATCGCGCTATTAACTTCAACCTCAGTAAGATAATCTGATTTTAATAGTGCACCAATACTTGTGCCGTTAGGATCTTCTATGCTGCTCTTAAGTGCTGTAAATGCTGTTGCAATTGCTTGCTCAGTATTAACTGATGTGTAGTAGTTTTCTTGAAGGTCAGCTGTGATATTTTGTATCGTTTGACTATCACCATCTTCTATTAGTTGGTTTAATTCTGATCTGAGAGCGTTAACGCTTGCTGTAACAGCGTTATCCGCGTCAACCGACGTATAAAAGTTTTCATAAATATCAGCTTGCAACCCATCAATGTTACTATTTAACTGTGTTACCGCATTAGCTACTGCTGTATTTGTCTCTGCTTTTGTCGAATAGTCACTAAATAAAATAGCACCAATACTGCTCCCTTCAGGATCTTCAATCTGAGCTAGTAATGCTTGTGTGCTTTGCGCAATCGCCTCATTTGTACTTGCCTTTGTGTAATAATTATTACTCAAATTAGCAGTGACTTGGCCTAGCTCTGTATCAAATTGCGCAGCTATATCCAGCGCTGAACTGCTTATAGCGCTATCGACATCAGCTTTGGTATAAAAATCTTGATAGATCAGTGATTGAACGCCGTCAATGTTGGACTGTAGTTGTGTTGATACAGTACTTATTGCGCTTTCTGTATCTGCCTTTGTGAAGTAGTTAACCTCCAAGTAAACAAAGTTATCGTCCACTTGGCTTTGCAATTCACTCGTTACTTTTGCGCTCGCTAATTTTTCCTCAGCGACTGTCTTGGACAAATCTGTTATTTTTGATTGGCTGTCATTGAATTGTGACTCAACCATCGTTATCGATTTACTTGCAGCTTGTACTTCTGATGTGATCACCTCCTGTTGTTGAACAATATTTGCTGTGATCACTTGTTGGCGCTGAATCTCAATGTCATTTGCTAATGCATTTTCAATAACCGATTGCGCCAATGGCTCAAATTGACTATTCAGTTCAAAGACCGCACTAGCTATTGCTTTGTTAGTATCTGTTTTTGTGAAGTAGTCAGATATTAATAATGCGCCTAAACTATCTCCCTCAGGATTTTCTATTGCCGCTTTTAGTAATTCAGTCGAGTTAGTAATAACCTGATCTGCTTGAACCTTGGTATAATAATCACTGATCAGTGTTGACGTGATTGTTTCTAAATCACTATCAATGAGCCCCTTTAATTCAGTTGTTGCTTGTGCTGTCGCAGTATCAGCTTGCGCTTTTGTATAAAATTGCTGGTTTAAAGTAGCATTTATCGCATCTTGAGTTGCTTGGCCTTCATCTGCAATTGCTGATTCTAAATTAGTAGTTAATTGAGAAAGTGCATTATCAGTGGCTGTTTTTGTGTAGTAATTACTTTGAAGAGTCGCGCCCAAGCTTGACCCATTAGGATCTTCAATGCTTGATTTAAGTTGATTACCAAACGCTGTTATAGCTTCGTCAGCTTGAATGGCCGTATAGTAATCATTGTTGATCAATGCACCTAAACTAGTGCCTTCAGGGTTCTCAATTTCAGATTTAAGTTGTTCCGCTGAAAAGCTTATTGCACTATCAGTTGCTACTTTCGTGTAAAATTGATTGTTAAGAGTGGCACCTAAACTTGAGCCGTTAGGGTTTTCAATTTCCGCCTTTAGGGTCTCAGTTGCAGATGCAATAACCTGATCTGCAGTTGCTTTGGTGTAGTATGTGTTTTCAATATCACCCGAAAGAGATAAACCGTTTTCCTCAATTTCAACACGTATAGACTCTGCAGCTGCAGCGATAGCTTCATTAGCTTCTGTCTTTGTTAAAAATTCTGACTCAATACGTGCTGACATATTGCCTAGCGTCGATTCAAACTCGATCAGCTTAACTGTGTTATTTTGCCAGTTAACATCATTAATAATTACAGAATCAATTAACTGCCTTGCTAAGTCGTCGTTACTGAGTTCTATTGACTCGACGCGCTGCTTTGCATCCTGTGCACTCGATTTAGCAATGTCTGTCTCTATCAACAGTGACTGAATATTGTCTGAAATTGAGGGTATATCTATTTTAAACAGAGAAATATCATTTTGAATATCGGGAATAGTCTCAAGAACAGAATCAATATCAGCACGTAAGTTGGGAATGGACACCTTAACGTCATCAAGCTCTGCTTGAATATTAGGAATGCTTGTAAGCTCAATATCGTCCAGTTGTGAACGTATAACACTCAATTCATCTAACGTTGTATCAAAGCTGTTTGATAGGTCAGTAACATCAATTCCTAGCTCGTTTATATCAAGCTCTAAGCTAGGAAGCCGAGCATTCTCGATATTATCAACCTTGCTAGCTATATCAGGTATCTTGTTAAATTCACTTTTAAGCCAATCATCTAAATGTGATAGCTCAATTTGACTGCCAATTTGGTCAAGGATACTTGATGCAGACTCTTGGGTTTTAACCTTTACGCCCGCAGCACCTTGTGTTGGTCCTTTCATATCAGCAACATTGACAAAGCGAACCCAATAAAAGTATTCGCTATTCATGTTAACCGAATCGCTAAATGTATCTGTTACTTCTGTAGCAATTAGAACGGCACTGCTAAATGAATCTGTTTCGCTTCTCCATATTTCTGCATAAGCATGGCCGCGATACGTTGGCCTGTCCCAAGTAAGCGCAATAAAAGTAAAGCCACCAACACCCTGCAAGTTAACTGGCTTATGAGGGCGCTCAACCCCGCCGACTGTAATAGGCAAACCGCCATCATTAGTATTTCCATTTTTAGCACTTTGGCGTAACGCCGCCATTTTCATCTGATCAAGGTTAACCAGATCCTTTACTAGCAGTGCTCTATTCTCACCACTACCACGTTGCCCTGTAAGTAACTCTATATTTTCAGCCAGCGCACTTTGAGTTTGCTTGTCATTTTGGCGACCAATACCTGGGAAATCACTTCTCTTCAGCTTCTTTGCCATTAAACAGCAACCTCGCGCATTGTTGTTGCAATTGATACGCTGTGTATAGTGCCACTTCCATAAACCTCAAACGCCCATGAGTCGCCGCGTGTTGGGGGTAACCTAAATGCTGTGTTAGGGATTTGACCGGGCTCAAGGTGTAGCACTTCAGTCTCGTCTGCAAAGACGCGTAGACCTGACTGACTAAGATCTACTCCTTTTACCATGCCGCATGCAAAGCTAATATCTTGCGCCTCAAAGTCCTTAGACCGCCATTGATAATTCATCACTGCAGGACTTGATCCCCATTTGCTTAGGTTTCCACCTTGACATGTGTATAACGCGTCATCAATTAAGCTGTTAAATCCACAATCGGCGGTTGCTGTAAAATGCCTAAAATCGCCAGTGTTTGGGTCAAATATAAAGCCTTTGTCTAAATCCTCTCCATAAAAAGCTAGATATCGCCCCTCTTGCTGGTACGCTTCAATTGTCTGAGGATCATACTCTTGCCATTGCTCTCGAGTAATAACTTGATTGGTTAGCATGTCAAGGCCACTTGTTGAAAGTGAAATTAAACCGTCTGGGCTCGCGTAAATAAGTGAACCATTAACAATGACCGCTGATCGCCCACTTACACAAGCTTGGTTAAACTCAAGTTTTTGACCTGCCATTGCGCTGGGTGTAATACCACTAAACAAATAAGGGTAACCTTTAGTAAGTACTGCTAATGTATTTCCAAGCGCTGCTACAGTCACAATTTCATGTTCTGTTGTTTGCTGATAGTCACTCGGCCAAGCGTAAGGTAAATAAGCCTCGCTAAAGCAAACGGTGCTGTCAAAAAAGCCAGCTAAAATACCGTTAGCCATTGAAGTTAATCCGATCATATCTTCGTTTGGCATTTCAAAATCATATGTATCAAGCGATGCGCCTAACTGATCGCCTTGAATATCATCGATGAAAACGTTTTGTGAGATAGGTATTTCAGCTACAAATAGATAGTCAGCTGAACCGCCGCCAGTTGCTGTTCTGTAAATGCGCCTATGTGTGATGTTTGATACGTTTACGTTTGGTGGGGAAAATACCAGTGATACATATGTTCCTTCTTCATCTGGGTATTTAATTTCAATCCTTTGCGATGCTTCACCAGGTGGACCTTCTTCACCTGCTGCAGTGACATAGGTGTGCGTGTAATAGCGAGTTTCGTCATCATTAGGGTCTATAGTTGAACCATCTTCATTCTCGTCAATCCCCTCAGTTACAGATGCAATGATAACGACTTCTGGTGCTTGCACCCCAAGCCTGTATGCTGATGCAGGCATGTTTGCACCTTCAAATATTTCATTCGTTGTCACTTTGGGATATCCATCGCCAGTAAAGTACACTCGCTGCCAAGGGTCATCAGTAATGGGACTTGGTACCGCGTGAACCTCTTTATCCCATGCAAACCAATATTGATTTAAGTGTTGGTAAATAGTTTTAGCAGTATTTATAACGGCAATACCTGTTAAGGCTGGACGTTTTAGCGGTGATAGGTTGCCATTATCAAAATGACAACCAAATGCTTTTGAGGCTGATTCGTTAGGAAGTAAACGCGGGTCGAGCTTAGGCCGTTCACCGGCAAAAGTTTTAACAGTGATTGCAGGCATGATATTCGCTTAATGTAAGTTAATAGGTGGGCTGGTTTACTTGTTAAGTTTTATTACTTTACTTTCCCATTTGTGCGCGCGTTGGCAGTGGTTATCTCCGTCGAAAGGCTTTGCTAAAACATCAATTATTTTCATTTGTAGATAATACCGCTTGTCACCTCTAAGCCTGTAACTTCGTGCCGATATAGATTCTAAATTGGTTCCATGGCAAATATTGCATATAGTGATATCAATTCCATATAAGCCATTAAAAGCCCATCGGCATCCAAACACTGTAAACACCGTTAGCAAAATAAACGGCACGATAAAAAAAAGGCCACATAAAATGTAGCCTAGTAACGTTCTTGCTGTTTTTAAGAAGTCCATATTTCACCTATTCAAAAAAAGCCTTTCTAGCCATAACAAACTGCAAACCAAAGTTTTTAAATTCGACTTCATCAACTAACGTAAGAACCTTAACGCCCTGTCGCGTTTCCGCGTTAAAATTTACAGGGAAAAATTTGCTTTCCTCACCAAATTCTTTAGCGAGCTCTAAAGCACTTTTTAAAGCTGATAGTCCGTTTTGGTTCGACTCACTGAGTGACACTTGGACACCTTTGAACTCAATGCCTATAAGCTTATTTATATGCCTTTGGAAAGGTTCAAGTACTTCATCAGATGTTTTCAGTGGTGGTCTTTCTGGCGCTTCAGGGAGGGGCAATGGTTGAACTTCAACTAATTCGCCCTCTTCATTTTCGTATGGTTCAGGTAAATTAGCATTGTGCTTTTCAACATCTTGAAGATCTATTAAATAGTTAAAATACAACTCTGCCCAATCCCATTGCAGTATCTGAGCATGTAACTGAGCAAACATATCAATGTTATCAATTTTGCCTTTATTAATAAGATCAGGAATATTTTTAGATATTGGCCGCTGCAGCAAGGTTGGTAACCCCTGTTCGTTAACCACAGGGTTTTGCTCGGCGTCGAGTTCAATAAACTCTAAGATTGGTGTTAGTGTACTAGTCATATTAAACCCATCCTATCGGTTCTACGCAGCAAGCCATACCAACTAAATTAGTGTGGCCGTTCTCGTCTAGCATAGTTGTCTGATTGTCTACAGGGTGTATTTTGCCGTCATCACCCCAATCACCGGCTGTGGCATCGTAGGTAAGTTGAGCGTAAGCATAATTAATAAAACCTTGTTGGTTTTTAGCTACGTTGTAGTTAAGGGCTTTGAAAGCAGGGCCTTCATTTTCAGGCGCATTAAAATCTTTTGGTAATGCGTGAGTTGGAGAGCCACGGTTTGTGCTAGTCCATGCTCCAAGCTTCCCTTCATATAGGCTGTAGGATTCCAGTTTGACCGTTTGAAAGAATTTACTAGTACCTGATCTAATTGATGTAAGTATCCCGCCTGTAAGAGAATACCCCAATTGTCTAGCTCCCCATTCGTTGCAGCTTTGTGAAAATATTACGTCACCAAGACCGGTTTTAGCTCTGTAAACCTCGCTGTTAGTGGTGCTAATGGTCGGTCTAGCTTTGGTTTTATAATACCATATTTCTACCCTTCCCAATGGAGGTGATGTTGTGGCTGATGGGGCGCTCATATTTGGTGAAAACCCGTGAGTACCAGATGTAAAACTTACCCCGTCATCATCAGTCTGTACCTTATTTATGACATATGAATTTGTTGGACTTGATGTCTGGAATGTGTTCCAAGGATTCATACCGTTAGGTATGACAGGATTCCAACTACCACACCAGCCATATTTTAAGTCCTCACAAAGCATAATTTTGGCAGGATCACCGATGACTTCGGTATGGGTGTACTCACCAGCAACGGATACGTTATGCTTAACATCTATCAAGATAGATAGACTTGAACTGTCTTGCCCTGAATCACTAGAAACTATTGGAAAAGAACCAATTTCATCAAGCACTGTAAGTGAATACACATTAGTCACTAAAACCCCTGCCACTTTAAGTGCCAAGCTATTAACCCCATCTGTAATAGCAAAGACCCTTCCGTATTTTAGAGATTCAGCGAAAACAGGATTATTAGTATTTAGAGCGATATTAACACCCGTAGCACTTACCCCTGTACCATCATAATTACGCAACTGCCACCCCTTACTAACTGTATTTCCGCCAACGTTACCTGCGTAAAATTTAGTAATACTTAAGGCTTCTCTACCTCGATACTCACCAGATTTAATTTTTAAATCTTCTTTTGCAAAGTCTTCGGCTGTTAACTTATGAGCTGAATAACGCATATCACGGCATACACCACCTTGGCCACTTGCGTAAATGGCATCAAAGTAGCGGCCATCAGGACGACCAGATGCTTGCCCGATAGCTCCTGTGTTTACTCTGGTATTTTCAAATACAGAAAGCTGGTCTGTTATTTCAGAACCAGTATATTCGTACCAAAACTGATAATTAGAACCATCCGACGTTAATTTTGCTGAGCCAAAACGGTTATGGCTTGGATGGTAAGCACCTTGATTTAATCTTTCAATAGTGCCACAAACTAAGAAATAACATTCACCATTCACCGCAACAGATTCTTGATATACATCACCTGCATTGAAAACCCCCTCAACGCCTATTTTATTTACACCACGATTTGTAGCCCTATAACTAACGGAAGTTGCGCTGCTATTGGCTAAAGCAGTGTCAGATGACCCTATAGGATTAACTACATACTTTTCTGCAAATCTTAAATAGTTAGACCCCGTGCTATCAACATATTGCCAATCACCATTACCAGCACCCGCAAAACTACGTCCGCGAACACACCGCTGATAAAACTTACCTGTAGCATCATCGAAGTAGATATTGTTTTCAGGGTCACTCGCTATAGCTATACGCTGTGCTTCTGTTGCTGTTTGCCAGTTAACACCTTTACCTCTGCTTGTTGTATCCCCTTCATACCAAGCAAAATAAGTAACAGCTCTGACATTATCGCTAACAGTTGGTACACCATTAATTTCTGTAGCTAATGATTGAATTAAGCCGTTTTTATACACGAAAGGGTCATTATCATTGATTTCACGTAAGAATGCTTCAAAGCCCCACATATCCACTCGGTCTGTAACAACCTTATTAGTTGCTGTTTCAGCTGCAAAAGCTAATGCAGGGGTTGCATGTGTTACAGATTCACCCGTCGCACTGTCGTAAGTACGTGTTCCGTCTTCAGCGGGAGGTAATTTAATTTTAGTATCAACTATACTAAGCTCTTTAAGCTCAGTAATTACACCAGCAATAACAATTGCGGCAAAATCATTTTCACTTTCCCCACTACCACCGTCTCTCCCCAATCTGAGTGCGTCTGGTTGTGTAGTGATAGTCCATAACCCTTCATTAATACTTACACTGGTGTTTGAGCTAAGGTAATGCTTACCAAAATGCACAAATCCACTGGCAGCATACTTTTCTTCATTCGCTGCTCGCATAGCTTCAAACTCAACCTTTCGCATAGCCCATGGGTGTGGATGGATAGCATCAAGTTCAGCTAGCTTTTCGGCGTGGTCTCGCACCATTTGTGCAGGTGTTTTGAGTTGTGTTTTTACGCCGTGACTGTCAGTTAATTCTTCAGCTGCATTATCAGAATTAAGCCATGTTCTTAACTCATCTAGAAATAGTTGCTTTTGATTAAATTGAACAGCTATTTGGCCTGCAATACGAGTAAGCAATGTTCCTGATGTGTTGCGAACAATTGCGTAATTAACTGCACTCTGAGTTGCCCCCTCAAATTCTCTATCGAGTGTTAAGCTTGTATCACTATTTACCGCAGTTACCTCGTACCACGTTTTTGCATCTAAGGTAAAAATATCACCTACCGCAATAGAAATAACATCATTTTGCCAATTGGTGTTCACGCCAACAATTGACTGCTGACCATTTGTTACATTAACAGTACCGACTCGATACCATGCACCTGCGCTAGCTGTCATAGCTTACCCTCTCTGTTGGCCCATCATTGCACTGTCAGCTTGGTTCTTTTGCCCCAGCTGGTTCTCAAATGCTTGTAAGTGCATTGTGCTTTTGTTTGGATCTGCAGCATATTCCGCATCCTTCATGTATGAGCGGTAAAGTACCCATTCGATGATCGCGTTTACGTAAATATCATCTAGCGCAATAACAGCATTTGTATCGTGTTCGGCCATACCAATAGACGCTGGTGCTTTTGAATAAGCTAGCGTTAATAGGACACCATCAGTTACACCTGGATAAACGTAAAACGTTTTTGGCACACGCTCATCATAAATATAAAGCTGCACTTCCGTTGCATCTGTACCGGCATACCACGATTCATGATTATCATCGAGCACTTGTCGATTGAATGGGCCGCGAATAGCCTTGCCTGTTGCGTTACGTGTGATATCAATCAGTCTCAAGGCGTCAGCAGGTAACGATTGTTTAGTGCCTTCTACGCATGCGAAATCATCAATATCAATGGTGTAAGAGTCAGGCCGACGTAATACGATTGCACGTTGAGCGTCATTCAAATAGTTCAACAGCTCTCCTTCAGGCCATCGCACAAAGCCCGGATCATTTAGCAGCTTATTAACTCGCGTTATAATTTCTTTTGAGGTGACAATAGCCATTAGTAAAATTCTCTTTGGTTAGTTGGTCGCTGTTCATCCAATGCATTCACTGCTTCTCGGTAAGCCAACCGGTAGCCGTCAATAAAATTTCGTAGGTAATACTGAGAAAAACTGATATCAGTCCATTGTGTATTAGGCATTTTCATCAAGGTTGATGCCGCTCCATCTGCAAGGTAATCAGCATATTTATTGATTAAGGTGTCGTTCGCATCGAAGTTATCAGGCAAGGAAAAAAGCGGTGTAATGAAGTAGAAAACTCGATAAACAGGTGTGTTCTTTGTTAAATACACTTCCCCATCAATTGATACGCTGTAATCTAAACCTCGCTCAAGCTCATGGCCGTTTGCATCCAAAACAAAATTAACACCACCAAATGCGTGGTTATCTTCAACTGCAAGTGCAGCTGTCTCACCTTGATTGAACTGTTGTGAGCGAGCCAAATACAATGACTCAGCGCAGAACTTTTGATATGCACGTTTAAGGTGATCAAGTGCAAACTTTTCAAGAACGCCACCGCAACGCTCTCGAACAAGCGGGATCAAGGTAGACAGCTGAGCCATGATTATTCCCCGCCTTTTTCACTCGTTAAAGCACGGAATGCATCACGCACTTTTTTACGGTAGTCATCTACTGGCTTTTTAGGACCTTCGATTTCTAATTCATGGGCAACAACGAATGTATCAAGCTGTTTTGAACTGTACTTACCAAGATCAACTTCTTCGCCTTCAACAGTCACTACCATATTGGCATCAGCTTCAGCTTTCTTCGCTGCTTCTTCTGCAGCAAGGCGCTCTTCTTCAGCAATCTTGTCTAACATTTTTTGTCGTTCAATAACGCCTTCTAGCTGGCTTTCCTTAACCCATACGGTCGGAAAGTCCAAAAAACGTGGCGCAAGTGCATCATCTACTGGAATAGGCTCATGTCGTTTGAAGATTAGGCGAGTGCCGCATACTGTATCTTTCTTTACTCGTTTTGAGCCAATATAAACAATATTCGTAGCCATTTTTATGACTCCATAAATCAATAATTTAAAATAGAAAAGCCCTGCGATAACAGGGCTTCTAACAATGTATCTTAGGGCTAATTAATAGCCTTTGAAGCGGTACTCCAACTGCACTGTAACTTCGCCTGTAGCAGCACCTGCACCTGAGCTAAGCAGCTCTAAATCACTTGGACCATTATCACCAATGTATACAGGCTTTAGGGGTACAACAGTGCTACCAGAACTTACCGTATCCACTTCAATTAATGATGTTTTACTGTTGTCTTTATCTGATAAACGAATTGTGATTTCACTATCCGCACCTAACGCATCATTTAAAACACGTACACCCGTAATTTGTGTGCCAATTGGTAACTGCTCTGACAGTGTTACTGACGCGCCAACACCTAAGCCGGCTAACATCACACTTGCTACGTGCAAAGACAAATTGCCTTGAGCACCTTTATAAAATGTTTCTCTCATGATCTTGTTCGCTTTTGAAAAGTTAAGATGGAAAAGGCAGCGTTAACTGCCTCTTTATGATTTACTGAAGTGTTACAGCTGTATCTAGAACCATTGTGCCGTAATCATTTACTCGGCCTTCACGATCTGCAAATCGAACTTTCTTACAGCCATTCATCCAAACAATGGCTGTTTCATTGCCGTTGTCATGGTCGACTTTCTTTGTGCTCATGTGGAAGTGAGTGCCTGACTCGGCTTTACCGTATGCATTACCTAGCGCTTGACCACCCAGCAAGATAGCGCGATCGATATCCGTACCCGCTGTTACTTGTTTGGTCGTTGCTAACTTGTCATTGTTTGAAACAGTGACAGTATCACCTGCATAGAAACGTACAGGCTTACGATATTGACGAACAAGAATGTTACGCCACATGATTACATCACCTT